TGAATAATAACTAATTCTATTGTATTATTTTAGTTGTAGAATAAAACTAAATCGGCAAAACTAGAGAAATTTAGTGACGCAAAGCTATAGGGACTAAGACTTATATAAATATCTTATGAGTTATGTCAGCCAGTTGCCAAAGAGATATTGTTCTTTTTGTTTTTATGAAAGTTTTTTAGGGGGATAATAATTTATATGTTTAAAAATAAAATGGATAAATGTACACATGTATTGACTGCTTATATTAGCAGTTCGTATGATTATTGTAATTTTTTAGATACACAGTTAGATGATTTTATATTAGAGTACGGAGAAAATGTAGTAGAGTCTTGTTTACACCAAGTGATGGTATTGGTAAGTAAGTATAATTAGATAGACATTGATTTCTAGAGAACCCTTTTTAGTTTTATCTACTTTTAAATAATGATATGATAAAAAATTAATTAAAATAGATTTATAATATTCATAGTTTTATTTTTTCTTAAAATGCGATATAATAAAGATGTAAATTCGTATCAAAAACAAAAAAAGAAACTACAATCTATTAGCCTAGAGTGAAGTTTCATTAACTAAATATTAATGTTGTTTTTTATTAAGCTTGATTTTCACATCAAGCTCAAAGTCACTCCTGCCAGAGTGGCTTTTTACTTTTCTGGAAATAATATATGTAATAAAGCTAGCTGTTAAACTAGCTAACACTCCTAGTAAAAATTCGCTCATTTCTCCACCTCCTTCCTTTTAAGGGATGGAATGTAGAAAATGAAGCTCCACTCTTGGATTGTAGTTTCTTACAAGATATATTCTTGCATTTTAATTATAACATAATTTTACAATTATCAAATATCTATTCTTCATATTTTTTATTTATACAATATATTCTATATTGCAATAAAAAACATTGTTTTAAATATATATACATAGGTATATACTAAATATGTTAAACTTAATTATGGAAAATATAAAATGAAAGGAATAAAAATATGACTAAGACTATATTATGTGATTACTGTAATAAAGGAATAAACAAAGATGATAATAAGTATATTACTTTTCATAAGAAAAGTCATATGAAAACTAACATTTGTATTAATTGTGCATTAAATTTGATAGATAAAGATAAATTAAATGAAAATATTATAAATAATCAACATGATTATTCAAAGAAATGAAAAAAGCACTCTCCATAATGAAGAATGCTCTATATAATAATGTTTGACTTAGTAAAGATGCATTGGGGTTACATATTTACTTTTTTATTATATCATATAATTTACTTTATGAAAAAGACCTATTTAAATCAATTTTAAGGTGTGTTGAGTAATGTTCTTGATAGTTTATATGTTAATGAATTTCAAAAAAATAAGCACCCTTATAAAAAGAGTACTTTTGGTATATATTCAAACATTTATCTAATACAATTATAGCATGTCTTATATTTTAGTATGATAATTTTCGTTCGTTTTATTATTACAACTTCTACTATAGTTTTCATACTTTAACATCAACTAAATGAATTTAATTAAGATTACTAGTTAATCGTTTTTTGGTTCTTTCATATTCTGAAATCTAAAATTTTATTATTTGTTTATCGTTATTATTTAACACATGTTGGTATTTCAACGATTTATCTTATTGTTAATATTCTTATTGCTTCCAAAGTATATCTAATTATTTTTAAGATAATTTACTAATTTTTATTTTTCAAACATACATTCGACAAAAAACAGTTTTTATATGGTATAATTATATTGTATAATACAAAAGGTTAATGAAAATAATTAATATTAAATGTACCAAAAAAAATAGTTTTTGATATAATGAATATTATAATAAATAATTATTTAAATAAAATATTATATAAGGATGTGATTTTATGGATTTCAAAATCAGAGAGCTAATTAATGATATAACCCAAGATATTATCCAAACATACAAAATCCAAATTCCAATAGTAAATATAAATCAAGTTGTTGATGCTTTAGGAGGCAAGGTAATAGAAGATAGTTCTTTAAGTGGATACTCTGATGGATTTATTAGAAAAGTTGATGATTCATTTGAAATAGTGGTATCTCCTTATCAACCAGATACCAGAAAGAATTTTACCATTGCTCATGAACTTGGACATTTATTTTTACACATGGGTTATGGCATTGATGATGAACTATGGAATAGTCAAGATGGAAATCAGTATTTTAGAAGTGGCAATACCAATAAGGAGTATCAATCCAATGAATTTGCAGCAGCCTTGTTGATGCCTAAACATGAATATAAAAGAATTATGGATGAAAACACAGTAGGTAATAAGGTCGATACTTCAAAAATTGCAGAATACTTTAATGTTTCCTCTTATGCAGCATCTAATAGAGGGAAATGGTTAGGATATTTACAATGGTAGATGATAAAGAATATAAAACTCAAAATGTAAATAATGTTCATAATTCAGCTAAAAACGAAAACGCTTTTAATCTTAAAAAGTATAAGGAAAAACTTCAAGAAAATATTAATACTGATATTTATGAAAAAGAAAAAGAACCTAATCATCCAGAAGTGATTTTGTTCTTTTCTTTTGATATAGCTAATTCATCATTATATAAAAATATAAATTATAGCGGATGGGCTAAGGTATTATCACATATAATTCGTAAGTTACAATATAGAGTTTATGAAAACCTTAAAGCACAACTTTGGAGAGTTCTTGGTGATGAGGTAATTTTCATTATCGTACTAAAAAATTATGATGAAATTTATAAATACATAGATATAATCTTTGATATTTTAACAAGCACTGCTAAAGATATAAAAAGTGGTAATATATTCTCTACACTAGAAGGATTTTCTGAATCTGAAAAATACTTAATGAAACTTCAAAATATTATTTCATTAAAAGGAGCGGCCTGGATTGCTATAGTATCAAGAAATCCTAATTTTAATGCTTTAGAAAATAATGAACAATATGAAAATATTTCTGCTATGTACGATTTATCCAATAATTATAAAATATTTGAGTTCTTAGGAAATGATATTGATGCTGGTTTCAGAATATCAAAGCAAACATGCCCAGAAAGACTTGTTCTTAGTTTTGAACTAGCTTATATATTATCAAGAAAAACTGATATTTTATCTAAATTACATATAATTACATATAAAAAATTAAAGGGTATCTGGAAAGATAAACTATACCCTATCATTTGGTATCATAATAAAGGAAAAAATAATGATATAGAATTTGATGATAGTTTTTCTTTTGATGAAATAGAAGAAAATGAATTGGTTCGAGAATATTTTTTTAATAAAAAAGGAGAAAGTAAATTACTAATTGATTCTTTTATGTTTAATTCTGTAGACAAGGCTTTGGATAAAATACTTATAGACAGAAACCTTAGTGATAAGATTGAAAAAATAGGTGACGTAATTTCTAAAACAAACCCCAGTTATGATAAAAATACAATAGATAAAGACTATATAAAAGTAGATTTAATGGAATTACACTGTGTTGCGGTTTGTTATAATAAATCAACTTCAAAAATATTAATTGCGAAAAGAAGTGATAATAGAAATAATAATGCGAGTAAATGGGAATTTGGTTGTGCTAAGGCAAGTCTAGAAACTTCAATTACAAATACTATTAAAGATGAATATGAAAAAGATTTTAATATAAACATTGAACCTATTACTGATTGCACAAGAAAAGATGATTGCCAACCTATACCTCTAGCAATTTATCAAGTTAAAAAAAGTGATGGTTTACACAAAGGCATTATAACTCTCGCAGAAATAATAAATGATTATGATATTTCTAAATTTGAACCCACATCAAAACATAATGAACTTGCATGGATAGGAGAGGATGAACTTGAAGATTTTAATGAAAACACAGTACCTGATTTTAAAGAAACTTTAAAACTAGCATTTAAAAAATTAAATGAAAATCAATTACAAGAATCTACAAATATGTAAATAGTATTCTTCTATGATTTGATTCTATCTTCATAGAGGAATACTAACCAAATAAAACATTTTCTAAATAGCATTAAAAACTACTACAAGTATATATATAAACAATATAATACCACCTAAAATAAAAGCTTCTACTGACTTTTTTACATTATACATTTTCTTATCACAGATTAAAGATAATTCTTTTATTTGAACAAGTGCATCATTAATCAAGTTTTCTTCGTCTTTAAATGCATTTTCAAATGCTTCTTTGTACTGTTCATTATTTAAAGATGCTATCTCTTTATAATAAAAAATAGATTTATATTCATTTTCTATTTTAGAATTCCTTGGCTTTAAAACCATAATCGAAAAATAAATTGAAATAACAAATATACATAATATAACAATGTAAAATAGCATCTCTAAACATCTGATATTACTTATACTTAAGTGATTCATTATTTTTTCCTTCCCTGAAAATAAAAAACCTATAATTGCACTATTTAATAATAGTAAAAAACTAGCTTTATTATCTGATTTTTCAATATAGTAATCAATTCTATTTACTATAAACTTCGCTATGTCTATTTTTTTATCCATGATTTTACTACCTCATTTCATTAAATTTTATATTGATTCAAAATTTTATTTTCTACTTATTATCATTGAATAAATTATTATTTGGAAATAATCTTATTGAAATAATAAAAATATGTGAAAGAAAGTAATAACTAACTATAATTACTACTTCCTAACTTAAACATTCTATCTCTTCCAATTAAAAGTAAGATATCGTCCTCTATAAGTTTCATATTCTCTTATAATATCCAATATTTCCTCCCTAGAAGTTGCAATTAAACTTCTATCAAATAGTTCAATCATTCTATTGCTATCATTATCAGAAACATTACAAGACTCGAATATCTCATTATTAAATATTGCAATAGCATACCCAGTACCTATTTTTATCTCATTTAATTCATGTAAATTATTTGCTGCTCTAAAGATATCAGCTTCAGCCAATCCACCTAAATCTTCGCTTCTATTAATCAAGTTATTAAGTTTAATACTAAAAGCTGCTCTTACAAATCTCTCATAAACCAATGCATCCATACATAAATCCTCCATTATCACAATAATATATTTACATTATATTACAATAATAGAGTTATCACAACAAACAACCACTTCTAGTTGATAACTTTTATCTATCTATTAATAAAATCCAATGCTTTATAAAGTGTATCAAATCTATCATTACCTTTTATCATAGTAAATTTTTCTTTAGTAATAGAACTTATCTTTTCACATGCGCCACCTCCTACAACATATAAATTTTCCGTCTGACCTGGTACGTAATCTTTTATATCACAAACTAAAACTTTGCTTGGACTATAGCCCCAACTAAGCACATTCGCAAGTATCTTATCAACTTCTCCATCATAAACAATTGTATGTTTGTACATCTGTTTAACTCCCTCATTATTTATATTTTTATTTAATACACCTTCTACAATTAACTTAGCAATACCTTCATGACCTAGTTTCTTAGCTTTCTCATAATCTTCTTTATTATCACAGAAGAAACTTTCTATTAATATTGCTGTAGGTTTTGAACTGTTTAAAATATATAAACTTTTATCTAATTTAGCACCTCTATTTTTAAATACTGTACCTAGTTTATCACATATTCTAGTTGCATACTCTAAACCTTTATTACTATAATATAGAACTTCTGAACCTTTTCCTTGACCGTTACTTGCATTTAATGTAGTCTATAAGTAATCATATCCTCCACTATTAACTCTAGGTATTTTATAAGCTTTTCTTCTCTTAGTTTTAAACTGCTTTTCGGGCATATTATTACATCTGCCTTATGCCCTCTTTTCTAAATGTATCTGCTAATACTGGTGCAAGAGATTTATTGTATTGGTATTCGTTAACTACTCCATCAGCAGAAGTGCATGCACCACTTTTTAAAATACTGTGTCCTACTGTAATACATATTTTCATTATTTATTTTCCTCCTTCTTTTCAATAAAAAAACACTTACATATAGTAAGTGTTTATAAACTTCTTAAAGTAACTATTTTATTTAGCCAATATCTCTATCCAATTATTAGGAAAACCAATAAGCTTTAAGTCTATAGAATTATTATAATCATTAATTAACTTTTGAAGTTTTATAAAAAAACTATTCCAAATTAATTTATCCATAGTCAAATGCTTCATAGCAAGTATATAAGAAAATATCTTTTTATTATCCAAGTTATACTTTTTATATTCGTTTTTTATTGTTATAATACGGAAATTATTATTATATATTCTACCATAATGAGCGCATTGATTTCTGACCTGTGTTAATGATTGTAACCAAGATTTAACTAATAAAGTATTCACTCTACACAAATTATTTTTTATGTATCTAGTATCTTCTGGCAACATGTTTGAATATAATTTTGACAACATACCAAAAGTCATTATTTCCGTTGCAACCCAAATGGGAAGTTTTCCTTCATATTTTTCTTTATGGTGTATAATAAAAAGCTTATCTGAATTATTACTTTTTTCTCTCTCTAATGCTGTCAAAAAATTAATATAGAATTTTTCATCTTTGAAACTCTCCCTTTCTAGATATCCACAAGCACCATGTTTAATTGCTAATGTATATGCAATGTATGTCCTAAATGCTATTTCTATGCTCCCTAACAAATCTGTTAATAATATCCTAAATTCCTTATTAAACCTATATATATCATAAACTTCTTCAAACGTAGTTCCTTCTTTATATGAGCCATCATCATTCTTAAAACTTAGAAGATATGCTGTAAACCTATAATAATTGACATTACTTAATACAAATTTAGCATCTTCTTTATCATTTATTATTAATCCTCTACTTTTTAAAATATCTATTTGTTCATCAAATGTTTTTTCTTCTTTTACTTCAACCATTGTTTTCACCTTTTCATAGATATACTTTTATATAATAAAACCCACCAATTAATATTAGTGGGTAAATTTATCTGTCCCGCCTATTTGAGCTATAAAAGAAGCTTGGCGGGTTCCTTCAAAAATCAATGTCCCGTATATTTGAGCATATAAATGCTTTACGAGTTCTGTACTATTATTATATACTTATTAGCTATAAAAGTATACTCTATTTAATGAAATTTTTTAAATTTTTGTGAGTAATAATATTTTTGTTAATTTCATTACTTTTCACCATCCTTCAACTGTTTGTAAGTTTGATTTATACCTATTGCAACTCCCCAACAAATTACACCTTGTAAGACTGCAACAGGATTTAATCCTAGCATCCATATTGAGAAACCTATTCCAAGTATCAGTAACACTACTGGAATGTATTTATTATCTAATTGTTTATATTTCTTGAATCCAACACCTAAAACATAAAGAGCAGCTACTAAAATTAGCAACTGCTCTGGTATAAAACTTATTAAATTGTCCATCTTTTATTTTCCTCCAATTCTATTTATAATTTCATCAATTCTAAGATGTGCTTGTTTTGTACTTGCTTCTACTTTTGCAACTCGTTCACTGATATCTAAGAAACTTGTATTAAACTTTGCTACATCATGCTTTATATCTCTTACATTCTCACACAGAAAAGTTATTTGTTGTTCTAATTTTGTAGTTGTTTCTGTATCATCTTGTATCTTTCTGTTTGAGCTATTTCTAAATGCTAAGTAGGATATTACAACTCCTGCAACTGCACATAATAGATTTATGCTAATTTCTTCCATACATCCTCCTAGTTTTAATAATATAATTTATTATGCGAAACAAGCAATATAATAACCTGTAAAAGGATATGACTCATACTGTATCATATGAATGAACTGAAAAACCAGTTTTATTGCTGTCTATAGTAATCCATGCACGTTCAGAACCTCCTGTATTACTTCCTAAAGAACTACCACTGGGATTATAATAATATACACTTCTTCTAAAGTAAACATAGACAATAAGGTAACTTGCACTCTTGCCAAAATTAGCAGAAAAAGGATTACCATCATATCCATCAATAGGACCATATCTAATAGAATATTTGCTTTTCAATTGAGTTTCTAAATTGCTTATATTGCTCTTAAATCCTATAATATAGTTCGCATAATCTTGAAATGTTTGTTCTGGTGTAGCAGGAGAGCCGATAGCAGT